CACTAGGATTGCAGTGGGTACTGCTATCCCTAGAATAGCCCATATCACAATTCCCCACATGAAGATTTCAAACATATTTGCTCCTAGTTGGAAGAAACGATGTTTCCACTTCTGCCCAAGCCCGCTTGACTTGCTTGGACAGCTGTTGGCGCTCCTTGTTGTAGTCAGCATCAGTCATTTGACCAAGCAATTCAATGTATTCTTTGGGCTTAATGTCACCATCAAAATGGCCTACCTCGTTGAGCCAGCGGACGCTGGCCCCCACGTCATCAACGCCAAATCCAAAGATGAAGTCAAATGACGCCTCCCGGAATTGCAGCCCAACCTTGTTTTTCTTGACCTTGGCCAAGATCATCACGCCGTAGGTGCGCTCAATTTTGGCAATGGTGCGTTTCAGTGGTTTGACAGCTGAGAGCCAGAGAATTTGTGAAGCATAGAAGTCCAGTGCTTTCCCGCCCGCACGGCGGTATTTCTCACCAAATGTGACCCCTATATTCTCACGTACCTGACTGACCACCAGCAGTAATACCTGGCTCTGCTCAATTTCTCTAGCCTTCTTACGGAAGAACTCACTCAGCATCTTGGCCTTGGCCATGCCATAACTGGCTTCCCCCACGTCTCGTTCCATTTCAGCTTCGTCACTGAGGGCATCAAGGCTGTCCACCACATAAATGCCGGGTAGTTTCTCTTTGAGACACAAAGCAAGGAACTTGTCGAAATCTTTGGCAAAGTCTTCAACCGTGGTGATTGGCTTTTCTGGGTCACCAAAGTCAACTTTTTCTATCTGCAGGCCCATGGCAGCGGCATAGCTGGAGTCAAATGCTGCTTCGGTTTCACAATAACGAACCTGCCCTTCTGGGTACTTCAGCAAGAAGTTTATCATCGCCTCAGCAGCTAATGCTGTCTTGGCGGTGGATTTATCCCCAACGATGTTGGCAATGCGGCCTATGGCATAGCCACCGCCCATGGAACAATCCAGTAGCGTGCAGCCACTGGAAATGAAGTTGATCCCCGGCTTTTCACTGACGAAATAGGACGTTTTGGCTAGTTTAGGCCGTTCACGCTTTACCATCATTCTGGCTTCTCAACTGCTTGTTTTCTACAGACGTTGAGTTCCCCATTCTGGCATTTATGCCAGCCGGACCTGTCAGCCATGCCACCACCGCTGATGCACCCATTTCCATAGCACCACTCAGTTGGCTTCTTGCCCTTGGCTATTGCTGGTACAATAGCTGAAAGCACAAAGGCGATTACAAGCAATCTTAGCATTACACAGCCTCAAAGTTGTCGGCGAAATACTGTGCCGCTACCAGCCATTGATCTTTGTGGTTCTTGGGGTTGCGGGCTATCATATCGCCTTCTTTCGGTGACCCAGCTGCCTTATCAGAGGCGCTTACACTAACCCCATCAAGGGTTTCCCCAGCAACGTAGGGCCGCAATTCAGCTATTTGCTTCCGCCGGTATTTCTTGAACATTTCTAATTCTCCCATTTCTTATATGGTATTTCGTCGTTAAGTATTTCTGCGAGGGATCGGCGATCAACCCTTATCAGGTCAATGCCGACCCTGCGCAGAAGTTCATTGCGCCGCTCAGGGTCAGTCCTCTTCGGCAGGCGGGGCGGCCCGCTTATGCCGCGCCCTGATGCGTTCCGCGATGCTGCCGCTTTTGTGGCCAGGGTCAGCGGTCTCCTCAGCTACCCGTGGTCTGGCACGGCGCGAGGCAGGCACAGGCTCTGGCTCAGCTTCCTCCTCCTCAGGGTCAGGTTCCACCACACGGCTGCGTTGAGGTTTCTTCTTTACCTCCCCATCTCTATCAATGTATTCGTCTTCAGATAGAGGTGTTTCTTGCTCTTCATCAGATTCTGGCGCAGCCCGCTTCCTGCTGCGTGGGGCAGGCTCAGCCTCCTCCTCATCCTTGGCTGCTGGTGCCCCACCGCCAAATACCTTGGCGATGTGGTCATAACTGTAGAATTGCAAACAATCAGGAAGCGGATTTTCAGTGATATACTCAAGCCACTTGGCCTGCTTGTCCTCGTCAGTAGACAATGGACTGGTTTCCAGCAGCCGCATCTTGGCTGCCGGGTAGTCGGTGCCCAGGTTTGACCCGGTTTTATAGAAGCGAATATCACACCCTTCCTCAGGATGATCCACTTCCACAATCTCATTGGACTCAGGGTCCCTGGCAAGGTCAATGAACGCCTTGTCCACCTTGCTGAAAGGTGCTGCGTACAGCAACGGCCCTTCATCCTCCTCCAACCGGTCAATTACCCACATTAGGATGCGGTGGGTAGGACGCAGCGCCTTGGCCAGGGCTTCATCCCCTTCACGTTCAGCCTGCTGTCTAGCCTCAGCAATGGGGTCACGCCCTTTTCCCATCTTGGACAGTGAAAGGTAGGACTGATTGTCCGGCCCAATCTGGTAGTTGACGTGAATATCATAGCCGTAGTGCTTAGGCTTTGGCCAAGTGGGCGGCATGATGCGGATAACATTCTTGCCATCCTTGGCCTTGTAGAGCTTGTAGGCAGGCTTGATGAAACTGTCGAACTGGCCGCCACGCATGTTGGCCCGTTCTGACCAATCCTTCTTGGACCTGCCTTGGTAGGTAAACTTACGCTCTGCCATTACTGGCTCCTTTCTGTTGGTTAGTTACTCTCACTTGTTATCGTGTTCCAGCTCTTTCCAGGCTGTGTCCTCCAATAGGTTAATAACTTCTTCTTTGGTCCGACCTGGTGCATTGTTCCAGAGAATGACTTTTCCACCGCCGATCAATCCTAGGTTTCTTTCTGGGTATTCGCTGACCTTTATTAAGGCACCATAGATACAAACTCGTCCCCCGTAGTCCCAAAGCATATGTTGGCACCATCCGTGATCACGGATGTAGTCAGCGGCGGCAATCAGATCGCGGCCGTTTTGCGACAGGTCTTTGCGTTTATCATACAACATTTGTGTGTTCCTTTCTGCTGGTTAATTTCACTACTTCTCTATTTAATCTTTGTGTGCCAGTACGTATGCCAAAGCACCTACGAGTCGCTTTTCCTGGCGACGTGACATGGACCTTAAGGCACCCAGGATTGTGTGTGCCCTCTCCTCCTTTGCACCGTTCTTAAGCCACTCAATGACTTTGTGGTGGGCAAGGTGCCCGTACAGGTTCCACTCATTTTCTCTCATTTCTTCTTCTCCCTCTGTAAAGCTAGGCGTTTTCGCTGTCGCTCATACACCATTGCGTCCGTGCTCTGCGTAGCACGGACAGAAGTCTGTTCAAAGTAGTTGCTGGCATGCAGCCTGCCCAGGGTTTTCAGCATCTCACTTCGCTGAAAGAAGGCGTCTTTCATGGCTGCCAGCCGGTCAGCGTGCTCTTTGGCTTCAAGCCACTCAGCAAATGCTTTCTTGTGGTCTGGTTCGGCTGTCATGCGGGCCTTTATTGATGTGTCGGTAGCTTTTGGCTCAGCCCTGCGGTAGTCACCATAGAGCACAGCATCAACAAAGGCCACTTCCTCCTTGAGGGCGTCACGTTCAGCCACCGCTTGAGCGTAAGCCTCAGACACCTGGAAAAACAACTCAGGTTGCTGTATGACTTCATCATCCAGCGCCTGTTTATCTATGCGAAGGTATTTCTTGAATTCGTCAATGTCTATCACGGCTTGTAGTCCAGATTTATAGCCATGGCGATACTGTACAGCAATGGGGCCAGACGGTCACTGGCATTATAGGACACCCTAAAGTTTTCCATGAGTGTCAGCACTTGCCGTGCCTTGTCGTCGCCAGTGGTATTGAGCAGCACGCTGGCGAAGTAGTTGCACAACATTATACGGGTACTCTCAGGATCGGTGCCTTCAAGGGCCTTAACATACTTAACGGCCTCAGCCCATGTCTGGCCACGCCCGCTCAGGAGCCAACGTGCTAAATCTACGGCCTCCTTGCTTTGCGTTGCACTGCGTATGATGACACGGGCTTCTTGGGCACTTTTCGCATGGGCGCAGGCTTCCAGCCATACCAACGCCTGGCGTGGGCTGCCGCCTGCATCTTCGGCAAGCGCCGTAAGGATCTCGTCGGTGGTGTCAAACCCCTCAACCTCAGCCACAGATTGTAGGAGTTCAAAGATGAGTGCTTCGTCGACTGGTTTAAGATCATATTTCAGGCACCTTGTTTGAATGGTTTTTGGTATCTTCCCTGGATTGGTGGTGCAAAACATCCAATATACATGCTTCGGCGGCTCCTCCACTGGTTTGAGAAGTTCATCCCATGCTGCACCTGAAAGACGGTGTGCCTCGTCAAGAATGAAGCACTTGACTGGGCTGGTTCCTATGGCCCGGTACATGGAACGTTCAACCAACTTTCTCATATCCTCAACGCCTGTATTATGGGCAGCAGGCACTTCCTCGATGTTGGCAACGGTAGCCTGACCACCGGCGAACTCATTGGCCAAGATACGTGCTAGGGTGGTTTTGCCGGTGCCGGACGGCCCTGTGAAGATGTAGCTATGGGCGCGGTTGCCCTTGATTGCCTGTTTTAGCGAAGCAACAGTCCCGTCTTGCCCCAACACTTCGTCAAAAGTGAGAGGCCGATATTTTGTATGGAGACTCATATGAAGAACATCATTCGAAATGTGACTTTGAACAGATTGCGTAGGGTAGTGTCACGTTTGATTAGTTCGTAATCTCCGTTTACAATCTTGCTCCTATTTATCAGACCAATCATATCCCATTTCGCTACTATCTGTTTTGTTGCACGGCGGAAACAAACTACAAACCATCCCAAGAGGACGTAGGCTGCCATTATGAGCCAGCCACTAGACATCCTTATGACTCCAAAACTTGCCTATTTCCTGCATGCCGTACCAAGCTGGTCCTATTGAAGCTTTGACTGAGAGCGGCACATTCACCTCCTTGTACGGTGGTGTCAGCATGACTTTGTAGATGGTGGCGATAGCCTCCTCCAATATATCATCATTGTCAGGGATCACGAAGGTGAGATCATCATGAATGTTCAGCACCGGATGAAGGTGCCACTGGCCAGTCTCAACCGCCATGACAGACAATTCATTCATAGCATCACATACGATGTCGCAAGCAAAACTTTGGACTGGGTGATTGATGGCTTGGTTTCTGGTCAGCGGGTAGTGATGACGTCTGCCAGTAGGGGAGGCTACCCAACCATATTCGTAGTAGTGTTGCATCAACTGATCTTGCCACTCAGCCAGCCCGTGAAAGGTTTTCCAAAATTCATTCATCAAGTCGTCAATTACATCCTCAGGTGCATTAAGGTACCCGGCAATGGATTTGTTTTGCGCGCCAAAGATAGCTGGGAATACTAACTTGTTCTTGATGCGGGATCGGTCCGGGGGGCCAGCAGCTGGGTATTTTGCAGTGAATTTCTCAGCCCATTCCTGGTGAATGTCGTAATCTTCCCAAAGGGCTTTCACCAGGACTTTGTCCTTGCTACACATGGCAGCGGTGCAGCCTTCTAGCTGCCCGTAATCAAACGCCACCAATACGTGACCTTTTGGAGCCACGATCTGCTTCCTGATCCAGGCGTCATGGCGCTGGGGGAAGTTTTGCATATTGGGGTCATCACTACTTGTTCGCCCAGTTTCAGCGAAAGTTGTATTAAAGTTGCAGTGGATTTTACCGTCAGGGTACACCAAGGATCCCCTTCCCAGTTCAAGCCCGTCGCAATAAGTGGATTTAAGCTTCGTGCGGTTTCGAAGGTCCAGGATGAGTTTGGCGAGTGGGTGCTTAATTTTATCCAGCACGGATTTGTCAACTGAGTTCTCCACACTTTTGTATTTCAGGTAGTCCTTGAAGATGCTGAGGGCATCAGGGCCAGCTGCGAAGTTGACTTCACGGTGATCAGCCTTGTACTCACGCACCACCGGTAAAGCGTCAATCTCAGCCTCTATGGCGGCTATTTCCTTGCCTAGCTTGGCCTGGTTGCGTTTGACTTCAGCCTGGTCCACCAGCACCCCAATGGTCTGCATCAAGGCAACTGAAGTCTGCCGAGGCAACGCCTCAAGGTAGGCGTCATGCAGCCCACGTTCTTTCAGTAGCTTGGTCTGGGCGTGGTAGAGCTTCAGGGTGTATTTGGTATCGAGGGCGTTATAAATCAGCATCTCGCCCAGGTCAGACTTTGACATGTCCTTTTTGTTCAGCTTCTTAAATAGGGACTTGTACTCAATGCCGAAGTGCTGCTTTACCAGGAACTTCAGGTTTTGGTACGGCGCACGCCGGTCATCTTCGCCGTGACCCTGCTTGCCACGTCTTTCATCCAGGAAATGGGCCTGCATCTGAGTGCATTCCCAGGCATCATGACTGACTGTCTCCCTTCCAAAAAGCCAGATAAACCACTCAAGTTCGAAGGGGGCGTTGTGCGCCACTTTGACTCGTCCATTGCCCCCTGCAAGAAGCCCTGCACATATGCGATTAATTCCTCGTGATTGCTGAGTCGTCCATACGGCGTTTGGATGGTCCATTGCAAAACTGAAATTAGTTCCTTCAGTTGAGATGGCAATAGACATGATTGCTGCTCCGTCGCTGAATGGTCTGAGGCCTCTGGTCTCAATGTCGACTGCGATGGTGTCAGCCGTGCCAGCATGATCAAGTAGCGCACATAGTTTTCCGTAATGATTGGGGGCTGATCCGTCAAAGCATTGCACTCCTGATCTGATGTCTGCTTCACTGTCAATGGTTGGCCTTGATAGAGCATGCGCCATTTCGCAGGCGCGTTTGACGTCGAGCCTGAAGCAGTGGCCAAGTTTTGAGTGGAGGGGCTTTTTCTTGTCATAGGCTACCCTCAAGATGAATGACGGGTGATAGGTAGGCATGAACCAGCATTCGTGGTTGCCTATTTTGACCGCAAACAGCCTACCTCGCATCCCTGACAGATCACTGGAACCAAGCATGGCCTGTAACGGTACCGCCCCCAAGCCGACTATCAGCTTGGGCTTAGCTTGTTCTATGAATTTGACCCGCCTGGGCTGGCAACTTTCTATTTCTTGCCAGACTGGTGCACGATTGCCTTTGGCGTCGGTTGGTCTACAGTTGCAGACGTTGTCAAATGAAGATACAGCCAAGCTGCCACTAGGTATGCACTGCCGAAGTAAAGAACCACTGGGACCCGTAAGCGGTTTTCCGGTATTTTCATCTTCATCCCTCCCTGGGGCTTCAGCCAAGAAATACACGTCAGTTTGACGTGCCAACGTAGGCAGCATTTTAGGGGTCAGTATGTCAGCCTTGTTCAACGGGCATGCGGCGCACCCAAGGCGGCGCAATGCCGCCACGCTGGTAGCTTTGCGCGGGGCACCCATAGGCTTGCCAGCAGGTTTAGCGGCAGCCTTGCGCTCCTGCTTGCTGAAGAAAAATGAAATGGCTAACCCCCTAAGTTACCTGATAAGATAAACAGCTTGCTGCCTGAGCGGAACGTGCAGCAGTTCTCAGCCACCGACATTTCATCACACAGGCTGATACACCGCTGGATACGTTCAGCTGAGACATTAGCTTGCACGTCACTGTGGCCGGTGAATGGCAGGGCATCGTTGATAACACCCATTGAGGCTGTTGTCAGCAACTTTAGGCGACCAGCTTCTACAGTGAACACGGTTTTGGCGGACTCAGCGTCGGCCACCACCCTGGCTCTGGATAAGGCGTGATGCAGACTTCCTGGTATCTTGACGTATTCAGGTTTGGCCTTCATGGTCCTTTTGATCAGCCCTTCGTGATCTGTGGGGGTGTCGTTGACCATGAGCCTGCCATAGACGTAATACCCACTATCCAGGGCTACACAGGCCCAGTCATCATCAATCACAACCTTGCCCTTAGACGCCTCAGATTCCTTGGTGACCTTGATCAGGGCATTGCAGAAGTTGTTGGGAAGCATGAAGGTGTGCTTCACCTTGGCATTGGTCACGAACCTGGTGAGTGCATCACCGTCAGTGGAGTACATGGTACCGTTGGTGAACTGGACCCCCATCAGGGCCGCCCGTGCCGTGTCTGTGCCCGTTGTGAGCAGGCAGGCTTCCAGCCCGGTGATGAAGTCTGCATCCAGGTTGAATTGTGCCTTTGGTTCAGCACTGGGGATCAACCATAGGAAGTCCTCAATCGGGAACCAGGGTAGCTTGAAAACTGACTTCCCAGCTTTGATAATCAGGTCATCATCATTGATGCTGAATTCCATAATTTCTGAATGGCTGTTTTCAAGCAGGCCCTTTAGGGTTTCCCCGTGCACGCAAAATGCCTGTTCTGTGACACAAGGCGAAGTAATGGCCAAAGTGTCGTTGCAAGCCATCACATTTTCTTCAGTGAAGGCGAAACACTTAAAGATTGGGATTAGATCATCTTTGGCCAGTGCCTGACTGACCATCCCAAGCTTTTTGACTAACTCTTCGCGGTTCATTGCGGTGTCCTGAATACGAGGAGAAATTCATGGGCAGGCACTAACTTGTGCCCTTTCCAGGCGTTAGTAGAGCGTTTAGCCGCGCTTGCAAAATTCTTGCTTAGCACAATCTGTTGCCAGTAGATGAACCCTGCATCCTGAAAGTTTTTGACTGTGTGGGCTGGGAAATCAATTAACTCACCTTTTTTATCTCTGAATGGCCCAACCACGATGCAGACAAATGCCCCTGGTTTCATATGCTCTACGTGAGCTTCGGCGCATGCCCGCATACTTCGGTTAAAGGCGGGGTAGTCTGTAGCATTGCTAAGATCATTGGGCAGATCACTGTACTTCTCCAAGTTCCAATAGGGCGGGCAAGTCAAGGCCACGTCGAACTTACCCATGTCAAATGCCGGACTGAGTAGGCAACCATCGCCAAGATAATAGTCAACACTATCTTGAAGCCCCATTTCTGTAAGAAGCTTGAGATTTTCATCTATTTGCTCCTGCCTAATATCGAATCCAACGTACTCATACCCCATAATGGCAGCAACAACAGCCCTGGGAGGGCCGCCAGCAAAAGCGTCAAGGATCCTAGAACCGGGTGGCCCATACCGAAGCAAAACCCACTCAACCAGAGGAGCAGGGAATACGCTATGAGTTCCCGTATATACGCTGTCATGATCTGCCCTCATGGTTTCAGTGCGGGTGCCGGTATGACCTGTTTCCCCAAGCAGCCTGCGCCAGTCCCTGACCCGCCTACGTATGATCTCATCCACACGCCAAACAGTGGTAGTGGTTTGAAACCAAGCCTTGCCTGGGTCCGGACGTGAATACCCCTCCTTAGCGGTGATAAGGAGGGGCTTGGTTTTGTGCATGGTCTTCCCAGCTGGGCCTTTAGTTTTGTACAGCATTCATCGTGCTCTTTGTACTTATTGCCTTGGCAAGGGACTCGGCTATTCGATCAAGTGCTTCTGTTGGGAGGAAAATTGAAGTGTGGTAACTCACTTCCTCACCTACATTTTCACCAAATGTTATCCGTGCACCATCTTTGTACACGTTTACTTGGGCCACAGAGGCATGTAGCGCCACCACTTCAAT